ACTGTCCAAGGTCGATGTGAACACGAGGGTATGTCGTTTCTCACGATTACCCTTCCATCCTTTGCTAGAGACTTTCAGTATTGTCTCGATCAAGGGATGATTGTTCCCAAAGCCTTTCTTCCTTTCCGGAAGTCTGGCTCGTGTCTCCCCTCTTTTCTGAGAGGTTTCACGGAACAGGTGTTCCATCTTAGTAATGGTGTCCTCATTGACAACCCAGACATTGACTCAATCCATGCTATCAGGCAACTATCGTTGCTTTTTAGTAAGATTGAGCTTCCGTGCACTCCCGAGAGGGAGCGTATGGCTATGAATGAGTATGTCAATTGTGATAAGGAGGTTGAGCTCAATGAGTCCAATCTTGACAGCTCTGATTTTTCTGAACTGTCTCGTATGGGTTCACTGTTGTTTGGTCGCATTTTCTCTCGGGTAGATAGCGATATCTACCATGAGCGGATTGTTCCCAAACATGGGCCTGGTGCTACCGCTGATAAACTTTCTAGTAATGGAAAGTATTCATCGGAGTACTGGACCAGTCGTCTTGAGGAGGTTTTCCATGTAGGAGACTTCCTCACTCCTTCTCCTCGTTTTCATAATGAGGAATGGAGTGACGGCCTCAACATCCTAGAACCTGGATCTGAGCTTCCCGCAAGGGTTATCTCAGTTCCTAAGACGCAGAAAACGCCGCGAATTATTGCAATTGAGCCATCTTCTGTACAGTATGTACAGCAGGGTGTTCTCGAGAGCATTACTCGCGCTACTAACTCCGATATTATCGGAGAGTTCATCAGCTCTGAGTCTCAACTCCCTAACCAGGAATTGGCTCAGAAGGGATCTGTTTCTTCCCTTGCCACGCTAGATCTTAGCGAGGCATCTGATCGCGTTTCCTTGAAGCATGTCTTGGCGATAACTAACAGACATCCTTTGTTTCAAAAGGCTCTGTTGGCGACTCGCTCAACTCATGCTTCTGTTCCTGGAAATGGTGTTATACCACTTTCCAAGTTTGCGTCTATGGGTTCTGCTCTTTGCTTTCCAATGGAGGCTATGGTCTTTTTGACCATTATCTACCTTGGTATTGAGCAAGAGCGAGGACACCGTTTTTCCGATAGTCGGGAATTTTCTCGATATATCGGCATGGTGCGTGTCTACGGAGATGATATTATCATTCCTGTAGAGTATGTGCATACCGTTATGGATAAGCTCGAGCACTTTGGTGCAAGAGTTAATCGCCATAAGTCTTTCTGGACCGGAAGGTTCAGAGAGTCTTGTGGTAAGGAGTATTACGATGGCCATGACGTCTCTATTGTCAAGGTCCGTCGTCTTATCCCTTCATCACGGC